CAAGTCATCAGCAACGGCAACTGTCGATCGTCAAACAACATCACTAGAAGTAACCATTTAACATGTCATCTGAAACACAAAAAGATTATTTTAGATTAGCGCCAAACTTTAAAACGAGTTTAGTAAAGCAAGTCTTACCAGAGCATTTCACTGACAGCTATCCATCTCTCGTAGCATTCCTCGAAGGATACTACGAGTTCCTCGATTCAGATGATAACTTTGGAGGTGCCATCAATGAACTCCTTACAATACGAGATGTACAGGATGCTACTCTTAAAAATCTAGACTTTATATTCGATGAGGTTGCTCTCGGAATTGCTGGTGGCCAATTCTTATTTCCAAGAGAAGCACTAATTAACTTCGGTAACTTTTTTCGAGTCAAAGGATCTTTATATTCTGCTCAAGGATTTTTCCGTGCTTTCTTTAACGAAGATGTAGAAATTATATATCCTAAAGAAAGACTGATGACTGTAGGTAAAAGTCAAATCGGTGCTGAAGCTGATAATCTATTACAAGATGGTAAGATAAACCAGATCTTTTCCGTATTGATAAGATCACCAATTTCTTTTACGACATGGGAATCACTATATCGTAACTTTGTACACCCGGCTGGTTTCCATCTTGCTGGTGAAACAGTACTCGAAGGAATAGGCTTAGTTCCACTAACAACTGCAGAATCAATATACGATCCATTCGCGAATAAGACGAAAGTATATGGAGCTGCAGAGGTAACATACGGCACACCATTCGCAAGTGCTTCTTTACTATTACCCGATGATGGTGATGCAGACAGTGCATCTCAGAGAATGAATCCGTATGTCAAGATGTCTCAATACTCAGCATTTTCACTGGACAGTATTGCATCTATGTATAGCAGTATGGATGAATGGGGTGGGTACGTTCTTACTTTTGATGAAGCAGATTCTACAGGATCTGCGGTCAGATTTGATCATACATTGAAGACAATGGATCAACGACAATTCCAAACTTATTCTTATGGTTCAACGAGTACTATCTAGAAATCATTATAAATAACACTAATTAGATTGTAGGATATAAAATGGCACAACAAAATATTAATGTAGGAGCGACCGGTAACGACGGAACCGGTGATGATCTACGAACTGCTGGTAATAAGATAAACAATAACTTTTCCGAAGTATACGGAGATATTACTGTTTTACAGGCTACTGCCGGTATTGGTGGAAGTGGATTGTCATTTGATAGTGGTGGTATTCGATTTGAAGGATCTACCGCAGATTCTCATGAAACATTGCTTTTAGCTACAGATCCTACATCAGATAATACATTACTATTGCCGGACAGTTCAGGTACTATAGCGACAGTATCTCGCATTACACAGATTGTTGATAGTGCTTATGTGTCATTTATCACAGGAACAGCATTTGACTCAGCATCAACTATTACACTTATAAGAAATAATTCGGTAGATTCTGTACATACATTATTACTTATCGATAGTGCTTATATTCAGTTTAGACAAATTGCATCTACATTTGATTCGAATGAAGTAACAGATATTGTAGATAGTAGCTATGTAAAAGCATTCGCCGATAGTGCACACATAAAAGGATTTATCGATTCAAGTCATGTTCGTTCAGTAGTTAGTCTTCTTGATTCTGCGGCTGTATTATCAATTGCAGATTCATCACAGCTCGATTCATCCGATATAATACAGATGATTGATTCATCCTATACTCAAACACGAGTAGACATAGTTAATCTAAGGAACTATACAGTAGCACAAGTTCCAAATACTCCACCGCATGGTACTTTGATATTCTGTACCAATGGAAATTCTGGTGCGGAATGCCTCGCTGTTTATGATAGTGACGGAGATAGTGCCGGAAGTCCAGGATTTTTTAGACGTATTGCACTTGGTGCACAGATAAGTACATAAGGATTAGAAAATGCCAGCAGTTATTACAGATGCCCTCAAACGACAAATTGCATCAGACTTTTTTGAGCAATTTACGAGTGATTCAAAAAAGTATTACATTGGTGTAGGTAAATCCGAACAGTGGGATTCATCGGACACAGTACCAACACCCGTCAATACACCTATAGAAATCAGTGCTTTTAGAGATGGATTGCAATCAGTGAAGAAAGTGACTGGTACTTCACTTGTTGTTCCTCGCAATAACTGGTCTTCTGGTAGAATTTACTCACAATATGATGACCAACAAGGTGGCTATCCAACTAATCCATATTATGTTATGACAGATAATAATCAAGTTTATATTTGTCTTGAAACCGGCCGTAATATTCTTGGTGTTGCACAGGCATCAACCGTCGAACCTACTGGTTCAAATAATGATTCATTTAGAACTGCTGATGGTTATGTTTGGAAGTTTCTCTTTACAGTTTCCGCAGAACGCGGTAACGACTTTATGTCTTCTAACTTTATGCCAGTTCAACTTCAAGGCACGACTGATTCCAACTCTACAGGTATTCAATTAAAACAAAAAGAAATTCAAGACAACGCGGTTGCAGGTCAAGTTCTATCATGCATTATTACTAGTGGTGGAGCAGGCTACACTGCCAATCCTACAGTAACTATATCCGGTACCGGTACGGGCGCACTCTTGGACGCGGCAATCGATTCATCTACTGGCCAGCTTGTAAGACTTCGTATGAGAGATTCTGCTTCATCGCAAGTTCTAGGATCTGGTTATACGAGTGCCAATGTAGTAATTAGTGGAGGTGGATCACCTTCGGCAAATGCAACAGCTAGAGCAGTTTTAGGTCCTGATTCTGGTATCGGTAGAGATTCAAGAGAAGATTTAAAGTCAACTTCAATTATGTTCCATGCGCCTTTATTAGGAACTGACAGTGATTTTATTACTGATCAAGACTTTAGACAAGTTGGATTGATAAGAGATCCTCTTCTGTCTACAGGAGCTGCTTTTACAAACACCACCGGAAATGCGCTCTTCAATATGTCATTGTCCTCGATTGTTACATCTTTCACAAAGGATAAGACAATTCAAGGGCAAACATCTACAGCTAAAGCATTTATAGATAATATCGATTCGAATCGATTGTTTTACCACCAAACATCTGAAACAGGATTTGGTGCATTTATAACAGGTGAAACAGTAGAAGAAGTTAATGGTGCTGGTGAAGGTGTAATTGATTCAGGCGCAACCTTACCGGAAGTTGATCCTGAAAGTGGTGCTATCTTATTTATTGATAATAGATCACCGGTAGTAAGATCTGCGGCTCAGAACGAAGACATTAAAGTTATTATCCAATTCTAAAGGTATAAAAAATGGCAACCACCCTCAGTAGTACTATATTCCCCGCTAAGTTTAAAGATGACTATGCCGATAGTGATGGATATTATCGCATTCTATTTAACGCCGGTAGAACATTGCAGGCTCGTGAACTTACACAGATGCAAACCATTCTACAAAAACAGATTGAAAGATTAGGTTCACATAAATTCAAAGAAGGTTCAGTTGTAAAACCTGGTGAGCAAATTCTCAATAACGCTTATGAGTTTGTGAAACTAGATCCTACATCAAATACACTAGCTACTACTGGAATAGCGGGTACAACTTTCACTGGCCAAACATCAGGTGTTACAGCTCGAGCAATTGAGGGTGTTCAAGCAACTGGCTCTGATCCGGCAACCGTTTACTTTGCGTATACAAATGCTCCAGCAAGTCAGGCTGGAGCCACTTCGGTTAGATTTATTCCGGGTGAGGTGATAACGAATGGAACTGCAGTTCTTAAGGTACAGATTACAAACACAACTTCAAATCCGGCTGTCGGTCGAGGAACTCGGCTTTCTCTAGGTCAAGGAATTTATTACGTTCAAGGTTACTTTGTATTTGTTGATGCGCAATCTACTATTGTTTCTAAATATACGGATCTACCAAATGAAACTGTAGGATTTACTATTGATGAGAAAATTATTAATGTAGATGACGATCCAGGATTATATGATAATCAAGGTGGTACACCTAATGTATCTGCTCCTGGTGCTGATCGCTATCAAATTAAATTATTATTGACAACTGAAACTGCAGCAGATGCTACTCTCAACTTTATGCCAATCTTAAATATTCAAGAGGGTGTTGTATATAGAAGCACAGATGAAAATAATACGTATAATGTAGTAGGAGATGTAATTGCAACAAGAATCAAAGAAAATTCTGGCAACTATCTTGTTAAAAGATTCAAAGTTGATGTTGCAAAAGATTCAGACAAAGACAATTTACTTATAAATGTCAGTGATGGAGTAGCAGTTGTTGATGGATACCGAGCTGCTAAATACGCACCATCTACTATTAGAATTGAAAAACCGTCTTCAATTGCAGAAGTAGAAAATGAAGTTGCACCTGCAAACTTTGGCAACTATGTTTTAGTTAATGCTCTTATGGGTACGGCTAATAACAAAGGCTTGCCTGATATAAACACTTTTGAAAAATTTAATTTAAGAGATGCGCAAAACCACGGTGGATCCACAATTGGAACATGTAGAATACGTTCTGTAATGAATGACACTGGAGCTTTTGTAAGATATTATCTTTTCGATATTCAAATGTTACCTAACCAGAACTTTCGAAACACAGCTTCGATTGGTACTTCGGTCAATGATTACATTAATTTGCACCGACCTCTAGGTAAAGCAGAGCTTTTTGATGTAGTTGATAACAATGCACTTTTCAGTCTTCCACAAATAAGACCACAATCTCTAGATGATATAACTGTAACAGTTCAACGTAGATTCCAAGTCACAACATCCGGTGCTGGTGCAGCATCACTTTCGCTGTCAGCTTCAAGTGAAACATTCGCAAATGTTAACGATTGGTTTTTCGCTAAAGCAGATAGTGATATTT